CATCGAGGCCAAGGTGCAGGAGGCAATCGCTAAACTGAAGGGGTAGGGACATGGCGACGAAATTTCTCCATCAATACGTTTTGGCATACACCGTTGTCGTTGCTTACTTCTCGGTGACAATCGCCCTGCTCTATCTGAGTTTCAGCCCGACGCCCATGCAGGACTCGACGGGTAGCGTGTTCATGCTTCTCGGCGGCCTGTCGTCGGCCCTCGGCATGGTGATGATGTACTTCTTCGGGAGCACACGCGGAAGCGCGGACAAGACGGAGGCGCTCGTCAATGCAGCCAAAGGGGGAACCGATGGCAAGCCTACTACTTAACTGGCGGCTCTGGGCGGCGGTTGGACTCGCCGCATTGCTCTTCTTCATGTGGAGCACTATCCAGGCGAAGAAGATCACAATCGCCACGCTTGAGGGCGAGAAGGCCGTCCTGGTGCAGACCAACGCAGACCTCGGGGCGCAGCTCGCCAACCTGCAAAACATGTTCGCAACGCTCAAGTCCAACCTCGACGCGGCCAAGAAATCCATCAAGGACATGCAGGCGATCAAGGACGAGGCCAACGTCTTGAGGCGGAGAATCATCGAACTGCAGAACCAACCCGGAGCATGTGAAGAGATAAAGGTGGAATATGAAAAAGTTGCTTCTGATATTACTGCTATGTTCAACCATCGGGTGCAGCGGAAAATTAGCGTTCCAGGCTCCGGTCGTGATCGAACAGCCCCCGAAGTACTGCCCGGCCCCACTCCGGCCAACCCTGGTTGATCCAAGGTCGATGCCGGTGTTGCTCGATGACTACCTGACCGTTGTCGAGTACGCTTTGGAACTGGAAGAAACCGTGAAGTGTTACGAAGGAGAATAGCCATGCCAAAGCCAAAACCAGGAGAAAAGCGCAGTTCCTTCATCCAGAGGGCCGTCCAGACCATCAAGGGCGAAGATCCCGGAAAGAGCCTCAAGCAGGCCCTCGGTAAAGCCTACGGTCTTTTCGAGCAGGGGCAGAAAGGAAAGAAGTGATGGATTTCTATTCGACACAAGACATTACGGATGCCTGGCATAAGTACCGCACAAAGCAAGTCCTGGCGATCCTGGAAGGCGGCAAGTGGCGCTTTGAAGCCCTGACCGGGCAGAAGTTCACGACGGTCCCCGGAACCAAGGCCGAGAAGCGGTGGATAAGAGACACCTGCACATTCCCTGAATTTCTGGAAAAGGTGGACCTGTGGAAGAAGTGATCTTTCAGGAAACCGATTTGCGGCAGCAGGCGGCGGAGCCTCTGAAACCGAAACAGGCGCCCGAGAACGGGAAGTACAGGAAGCTCGTGGAGCACTGCCTCAAGCTCTACAACGACTTCAAGGATTCCCCATATCGGAAGGCCATGATCGAAAAGATCATCGCCTCCCGGGAAGCCTACGCGCAGAAGGAGAAGCCAACAAGCTTCCCATGGCCGGGGGCATCGAACATCGTCCTGCCACTCCTCACGATCACGATTGACAACCTTGAGCCGCGCCTTGTTGCAGGGATCACGGGCCGGGAGCCCATCGTCAATCTGACCATGCAGGGCCGCTCGGACAAGGACGAATTCGTCCAGGTCATCTCCGACTGGTACAACCGGGAGCTGACGCATTTCATCAAGATCAACGACTTCGTAAGACGCTTCTGCCATCGGCTGCTCTTGGAAGGGACCGTCTTCCCGCTTCCCGCCTACGGGGTGCAGAGGGAGACGCAGAGAGACTTTGCCTATGACCCGCAGACGGGACAGCCCGCACTCAGAGAGGATGGCTTGCCGGCCGTTCAGGACGAGGTGATCGACGTGGGCGAGGGCGGCTCCCTGGACCTCGTGGACTTCACCGATCTTTACTACCCGGACAACGTCGGGACGGTGCAGGCGTGGGAAGAGTGCGATAAGATCCGCATGATCCACCCTACCTACGCGGAGCTATTCCGATGGGGGCAGGACCAGGCGGCCGGCTGGATGAACATAGGCCCATGGCTCTGCGGTCACAAGCAATCCTCGAAGCAGGCCCAGGACGAAGCGGACCCGGTCCAGATTCAGCGCGAGGTGGACGAAATCGAAGTCACGGGCAAAGAGACGGTCCCCTGCATCGAGTGCCATGTGTCCTATCCGATCTACCAGGACCAGGAGAAGGACGACGAAACCGAGCAAACCAACTGGACTGAGGAAAAGATCATCGTCACGATCTCCTTGCAGACCGGGACCATCATCCGTTTCAAGCTCAACAGGGAAATCAAGTTCAAGAACGACTCGGCCATCAAGAGGGTGCGCCTGTTTGCGGACGACACCCGGAGCTGCGGGGAGCCCGTTTACACGAAGCTCAAGGGCATCCTCGAAGGCGGATCGAACATCTTCAATATGCTGGTCAACATCTCCTTCATCGTAATGATGCCGTTCTTTTTCTACGAGGACCGTTCCGGGGTGGGCGGGCAGAAGCAGATATTTCCCGGGGCCGGGATCAAGGTCGATTCGGTGCAGGGAATCCTGTTCCCCAACTTCAACATCAACCCGGCGCAGTTCACGGCCTTTTTCCAGGTATTCATGCAGCTCTGGGAGAAGGTGGGGCATATCAGCGATGTGCAGATGGGGAGGATCAAGGACAATCAGAACACGGCGACCGAGGCCATGCTTGCGGTGCAGGAAGGAAACATTCAGTACAACTACCAGAGCACGACCCTGAAGGATGAGTTTATCACGGTCCTGCAGGCCCTTTACGACCTCTATTATCAGTACATGCCGCTGAACAAGACCTTCAAAACCGCAAAGGGGGATGTCCCGATCCCCCGGCAGTTCATGAAGCAGGGCGTCAATTTCACCCTCGGGGCCTCTACGGAGAGCGCCAACAAGCTCATCGAGCGCAAAGAGAACGAGGATCTGCTAGGGATGTTCGGGGCCGATCCGCTGATGAACCCCGTCAAGGTGCGCGAGGACGTCCTGAAGTCCTACGGGCGCACGGATACCGATGCGTACATCAATCCGCAGGTAAAGCAGCTCGTGGACTTGTTCCTGGCCGACCCGAACATTATGGCGGTTGTCCAGAAGTACGAGGTGACGAAACAGGAAGTGGCGGCGGCCACGGGAGCAGGAGAGGGAAATGGGGCAGGAAATCCTATTCAGTGAGGACTGGCAGGAATACCGAGAGCTTGAGATCGCCCTCGGCGCGAAGATCATCCACGAGATGTGGAAGAACAACGCCGACCCGGGTTACATCAGGGGAGCCATGGAGATGCTGCGTTGCATCGTGAGAATCCCCGAAGGGCTTGCAAAGACAGAAGAGGCCAAGGCAGCAGCCCAGACCCTCATCCAGGCGGCCATGCACAAGGTTGACATGAGCCTTCTGAGGAAGACGCTGAGCGAGAATGGATAAGCTGATCACCATCATCCGGGAATTGATTGAAAAACGCTTCTATGGAGAGTTGCTTATCAAGATGGAAGCGGGTAAGATCGTGATCGTGAAGAAGACGGAGAGTATAAAGGTCTGAACTATCCGAAGAACGGAGGAAAGCATGAAGATCATTAAAAAGGCAAAAGAGTGGTTGATCGTCAAGTGTGGAGGGGTCTTGCAGGCTGAGCACGATGCAATGAAGAAATACGCAGCCCTGCTTGAAATGAAATCGGGGGATGAAGTAGTGAAGTATGAAGGGGGGATAGTCGTGGGGGGAGATGACTTCAAAAACGCAAAACTGATCGTATTCGGCTCCGATGTGATTTGCAGAGATCAGACTTTCAAGGATTGCACGGCTATTGTTCATCCATACGCAAAGCATGTAGCATTTCTCAATAATTTATTTATTAAATAACTGACCTGACATAACGCTATCGGAACAACCGGGGCGGTCTTCACTCGAAAGAGTGGGCCGCCCTTTTTTATTGCCTCCTTGACGGAACCGGCTCCGTAAAGCCGAGAAAAACATAAGGAGATCGGCACAATGCCAGACGACGAGAAGGACCAGACCACGGGTGAAGACACCCAGGACGACAAGGGAAGCGAGGAATTCGACGCCGATGCCCACGACCTTTTGCTCGATGACGGCGAAAAGGGCGAGGAAGGCGAAGAAACCTCAGACGACGAAAACGCGGACAAGGACGGTGAAAAGGGGAAGGACGAGCCCGACGAACTGACGAAGGTAAAGACCGAGTTGGAGAAGCAGGCCGCCCACATCAAGAACTTGAACAAGGCCCTGCATGAGGCCCGGCAGGAGCGCAAGGGAAAAGGAAAGGAGGCCGACAAGGAAGGGGAGGCCCCCCTCACCAAAGAGCAGCTCCGGGCCATCATGAAGGAGCACAAGGACGACCCAGACGTACTCCTGAACGTGATCGAGTACGCGGCCCAGCAGGCGGCAAAAGGTGCGGAGAAGAAGGCGGTCGACGCCGTTGAGCTCTCCACGAAGAAAAAGGAACTCGATGACTATTTGTCAAAGAACTACCCCGACCTCGCGGAAGCCGAATCCGAGGGACGGGTATTGATCGACAAGATCAAAGACCAGCTAACGGTCGGGGATCATCCCTACGGGGACTTTCTCGCGGTCGCAGTAAGGACACAGCTCATGCTGCCCTCTATCCTTCAGGCAGCGGTCGAACAGGGCAAGAAAGAGGCCCAGGGAAAGAACGCCGACGACAAGCGCAAAGACGCCATCCGGGGTAACGCCCTTCCGAAAGGCAAGGGGACCGGAGGCGCCGGGAGTGGCAAAGCAACCCTCTCCGCTGAATCGGCAGATGTGGCCGGAAGACTCGGCCTCTCCCCGAAAGGGAAGTCAATTTACGCCCAGATGCTGAAGGGCTCCAAAAAACCCATGAGTGTGGAGGACTAAGACAATGGCACGACCGAAAGCAAATACGCAGGTTGCACCTGCAGAAGAGACGAAACAAGACCGGGAGCCCTTTGTGGCCGATCTGACCAATCTGACTCCCGAGGAACTGGCAATCGCCAAGCGGGTCGCAAAGGAGGACGACTCCTGGCAGACGATCACCGAGGGGGACATGAACGACTTCTCCCTCCAGGAGGATCCGTACCCTCTCCCTCCGCCGGCAAAGAAAGCCGAGGACGAAAAACGATTTGAGTTCCGTTGGATCGAAAGGAAGGCATCCCGCATCGACGAAATGACCGGCGATCAGCAGCCGAAGCATAAGCGATGGTGGATTTGCAACCGAACGAGTACCCCGTTTCTCGCCAAGTATGTCGATCCCATACATGGCGGCGTCGCCCGTTACGACCAGCTTCTCGTCTTCCGGCCCTGGAGCCTGCACATGCTGGATCGGCGTATCAAAGACGGTATTGCCGATTCCCTTGAGCAGCGCGGGGTTAGTGAAAAGGCGAAGGAGCAGGGGTTCGAGGGCGGGTCCCGCTTCTCCGAATCTTCGGGGAAGTTGAACGCGGAAATCAGAGGAACCGGCGTCACCGTCTCCGAGGGGGAAGACTTCCTCGAAGGCCGGGGCCAGGTTCTTACGGATGATTTGATTGACGAAACACCAGACTAAACAAGGAGTTTAACTATGGCACAGGCTAGTGCTCCCTTTGGGTTTAAACCCTGGGAAAGGGTGATCCACGCAGGGATGTATGTCGTTCCCACTGCCCCGACGCTGAATATCATGCTTCAGGACATGGTGGCGGCAGACCCGGCGGCGATTGCCACGACGAAGGGAAATGGTCTTGCGGCGGTCGCGATTGCCGACAGCGCGATCATTTCCACAACCGTAGGCGCGATCCTTCTGGGATCGGTTCTCGCCTGCTTTGACGAAGACATGGACCCGATCCTCTACATCCCCGCGGGGCGGGTTGGTGACGGGACGGTCGCAGGTTATGTGCTCGTGGCCGACTCTCCCGATCAACTCTTCCTCGCACAGGAAGACAGCGTGACGGACGACATCGCACTTGCGGATGTTGGCCTCAACTTCGAGATCTACTCTCCGGGAGTTTCTCTCGGGAATACCTCGACGGGCATCTCGAAGCAGATGATCGATTCCAATTCTCACGCGACCACCATCACCGTTTCGGTGAAGGTTCTTTCGGCCCACCCGGACGACAACCCGGTCAATGACCATTATTCCAGGTGGATTTGCAAAATCAACGCTCACTTCCTCGGCTCCAATGCGGCCGCAGTTTAAGAAAGGAGGCCAATAAACTATGTGGACCAGATCAAGATTCGTGAATGAGTACGTCCCTGGCCTCTTCGCTCTCGCCGTTGATTCCTACATCAGCAAGCGCGCCAAGAGCATGTGGCCGAACCTCGTAACCGTCAAATCCAGCAAGAAGAAGAAGGAAGAGGACGCGATTCGCTCCGGCCTCGGCCTCCCGGTCAAGAAGGGTGAAGGCGCAGCCGTGACCTACGACACGCAGATCGCGGGTGCAAAGCAGGCGTGGGTGCATGATGTGTATGCGCTGGCCGTGCGGATCACCGAAGAGGCAATCGAAGACAACCTCTATGAACTCAACGGCGGCGGCAACGCCGAGGACCTGTCGGATCAGTTCAAGGACCTCGGGGAAAGCCTCGAAGAGAACATCGAGGTTTACATGGCGCGGTTCTTCAACAGCGGAACGGCCACGACCTACCACACCACCCGCGACGGAAAGGCACTGTTCGCCACGGACCATGCACGGCTGGACGCCTCGACCTTCTCCAACAAGTCCACCGCCACGGACCTGACCTACACGTCTTTCTGGGCGGCCCTCATCGCTGCGGAGAATCAGTATAACCACCGTCAGATGAAAATCAAGAAGACGGTAAACAAGCTGTGGGTTCCCCCGCAGTTGGAACAGAAGGCCCGCGAGATCATCTTCTCGCCTGACAAGCCCGACACGGCCAACCGTGCCATCAACGCCTATGCCAGCTCCGGCAGGTCCATCAAGATCAATTCCTGGGCTCACATGACGGACGTTGATTCCTGGGTGCTTCAGATGGAAGGGCGCGGGATCATCTACTTCTGGCGCCGCAAGACCCGGTTTGCCCGCGAGAAGGATTTCCAGACGGGCGACCTGATGGCGAAGGGCGATCAGCGATTCAGTGCTGAGATTGCCGATGAACGCGACTTTTACGGAGTTATTCCCGCATAAGGAGGTTCCAACATGGCTCTTACCGATATTCAAATCGGTGCTTGGAACGTCCTCGGCGGGGCGGGATATTCACCGATGTCAACCGGGAATGCGTACTTCGTTCACTCGGGTACGGGTTCGGACAATAACGACGGCAAGTCCAAGGAAAGCCCCCTGGCTACCCTGGACCGTGCCCTTGCCCTCTGCACGGCAAGCCATGACGATGTGATTTACCTCATGGCCCACCATGCGGAGACGATTACCGGAGCTGGCGGAATCACCATCGATAAGATCGGGGTGAGGATCGTCGGCCTTGGGCGCTACGATGCCAGGCCTGCCTTCCTGATGGACGGCGGGACGGCTGTTACGATGCTGGTCACGGCGGCCAACTGCAGCATTGAAAACTGCATCTTCAGGGCAGGCCACGCCAACATCGTCGTTTTCGGGACCGTCACGGCCAAGGGGTTCCGGATGATGAACTGTCATTTCGAGGACAACACGACCGCCGAGAACTGGCTGTGCGGCCCGAGCATCGGAGCGGCGGACAATGATGCGGACGGGTTCGAGTTCATCGGATGCACCTGGAACAGCGTTACGGCTGCCAACAGCGTCATCACGATCAACACGAATCAGAACGACATCAAGATCATGGGCAATGTCATTTGCTGCGATCTCTCCGTGACCCCGTTCTCGGCAATCTATGCGCCGAATACGGAAGTCATGAAGAACATCCTCGTAGCAGACAACGTGATCCGCAACGAGCATGACGGCGACAATACCCCGACCATCTCCATCGCAAACACTGCCTCTACCGGGTCGATTGTCCGCAACCTCGTGGGCGGTCAGGATCATGCTGGCGATACTGCGATCCTGGCAGGCGCGGCTGGTCTGTTTGTGGCAGAGAATTACAAGTCCGGCATACTCGGGACGTACTCCGGGATTCTGTATCCGGGTGCCGACGCAATCGATTAACCGTTTTCACCTCTCTCTCAACCCCTAGACCTGGGTGGCGGGTCCCCCTCCTGACCCGTCACCCAGACATAAAAAAGGTGCCATGAGACAGACGAACCGGGGCGGGGTAGCCGTCATTCACTACGACACGGACTACATGGCAAGGGGCACCCACAAGGGAGCCACGGGGCAGCGGAGCATCGTCTCTGCCTCCAACCCGTACAAGATCACCCTGGATCACGACGGGTTCGACATCTCCATGCCGACGGAGAACTTCACCGACCCGACGATTGAAATCAACGCCATGCTCCTCGATCCGGGCAAAGACTTCAAGTCCTGCGGGGTCATGGCGGGGCTGGCAATCCACAACGACACGGACGGCTCCAACGGGCTCGTGACCGAAGTTCATGAGGACTACCTGTTCTGTACTCTTTCAGGCGGGGCCCTGGACATCTGGACCAACGGGGATCAGTACAGCATTTACAAGACGGCGGCCTACGGGACGAAGATTTCAACGCACCACACGGACAAGCGGTTCGGGCGGAAGGTCACGGGGAAGGATGCTCTTTTCAACGGCCTTCGACCCGAGGACGAGGATCTGGACGAATACACGGACAACGTGTTCGGCCCCGGACAACCGGAGAGGACGTAATTCATGGCACAAGCATCAGGCAGGTATGACGGAATCCCGCTTTCGGTCCTCGAAAAGCTGATCGCCTTCGAGCTGGGGGAAGTGATTTCGACAACGGCGATAACCCTGACGAAGTTCCCCAAGTGGCTGATCCGACTGAAATTGAACGAGCGGCAGAACCAATTTGCCCGGGAATCGAGATGCAACAAGAAATCAGCCCTTATCTGCATGACGGCCGAGCGGTCCCTGTACCGCCTGCCGTCGAACTGCATGGACGGCGGGCTCATCGCAGCCCGGTACTACACGGACGAGGACGAGTACGAAGACCTCGACCTCCGGGACCAAGCCTTCCTCGATGCCAATTACGAGGGCTGGAAGGTTGCGGATTCGGCGGACTGCCCGGAGCTGATCTACCCGGACGAGACGGCCGGCAATATCCCCATGATCGGGATCTATCCCAAGCCGGAAAGCTCGGGGACGCTCTACACCGGGACCTCAGACACGGGCATCTCCATCATCACATCCCTGCCGACGACCCAAACGAACATCACGGGGACCGTGACCAGCGATCACGCCTCGACCCTGACGGACAGCGCGACAACGTTCACGAGTTACGGGCTCCTCGCAGGAATGTACGCCCGGAACATCACAGATGGCTCCTACGGCATTATTACAACGGTCGGGGCGAACACCCTGGCAATCTCTGCGGGACTCGACGGGGGGACGGCCGACACCTGGACCACAGGCGACCTTTACGCGGTCCTGGCCGGGGAGTACATGGCCCTGATCGGCTCCCAGCAGGAGCGGTTCATCTTCGGGTATGACTTCGGCTGCCTTGCCGACATCACCGTGCCGGCCGATCACCTGTGGATCGATTACGTCCCCTATCCGACGCCCTTCAGGTTTGACGAGACGGCGGCCGATTCAAGCCAGGCCAACGCCTATCAGTACCCCGACATCCCCCGTGGATACCATCACGCCCTCGTCTTTGGGGTCGTGGCTGATCTTCTGAGGACATTCCGGGAGGGGACCAAGGAGTTTGAGCGGTCCAACACCTACGAGGCCCTCTGGGCTGCGGAGGTTGCCAAGGCGAAGGCGGCCAAGGCGGCGAGGCCCTACGAAGAGAAACCCACGCAGATCGTGCCGAGGTTCAGGTAATGCCGCAAGCGCACAAGGAAAAGATATTCTTCCACAAGGGGCTCGGGGCCGATGCCAGGAGCCCTCTCATGGAGCCCGGATACCTTCGGGCGGCCGACGGCTTTGTCATCGACCGAGACGGGGTGACGAAAACCCTTCCCGCCTATTCTTCGGGAGGCCTGTCTGCCACGATCAGCGCGGCCATGACGCCGGTGAGCGGCCTCTACATCGACCCGGTCAGCACCTACCTGGCCGTCCTTCAGCTCTACGACCCGGCGGCGGCGGCAAGCAAGCTCTTCTATTCACCGTCTGACTACTCGGCGGCCACCCAGGTCAGCGCCGGGACGGTTGCTTACGGCTCCCTGGACCTCGGGGCCTGGTGCCCGAACATGGTTCAGAAGTACGGCAACATGTATCACATCTTCGGGACCAACGGCGGGCACCTGATGATCGAGGCAGCAACCGGGAACATGTTCAACGGCGCCATCAAGAACCCGGCCTCGGCAGTCACGACGGCAGACTCCGGGGACGCCGGGAACCCCGACGGCGTTTATATTTGCTATGCAAGTTTCCTGATCACCTTCCCTGATGGAATGACCTACGAGACGGGACTTTCCCCCTCAAGTGCCGAAGTGACCGTTGTGACGAACAAGATATCGTGGACGGACATCCCGCTTGCGGTATCGAATCAATACCTGAATCTGACCGGGGCCGTCTCGATCAAGCGGAAGCTCTACAGGGGCCCGGGAGCAGCCGGGACGCTGGCCGATATTTATTACGTTGCCACGATAGACGATAACACTACGACGACCTACACGGACGACTCCTCCGATGTCACCCTGATAGCAAACGGGGTCTGCGATGTGACGGGGTATCAGCCCATCGGGGTATGGTCCACCGGGTACACGCGGACGGTAGCAAACGCCTTCGGATGCTTCCATTACGGGCGCTTTTATACAACCCCCCTGGGAACGACCTACGGGCACAGGCTTTATTACTCCGAGGCGGCAGGGGGGGATACATCCACCGAGAACGAGATCATCCTTCCCATCGCCTCGAAGACGGACAACTGGATTGACCTGCGGGTCTGCGCTCCTCACGGCGGGGTTTCGGTCAAGGGCCTTGTGTCCTGGGGAACATACCTTTACATCGCAACAAAACAAACCTGGCTCAAGAAATCCGGGGAAGACCCGGACACATGGGCCATGAAGAAGACCTTCGCCCTCCACGGCGTTGCGGCCTCCGCGACGATCTGCTTCTCTGAAGAGGCAGGCGGGATGGTCTATCTCACCCAGGACCACTCCGGGCGCCTCGGGGTTGCCAGCTTCAACGGGGATTCCTCGCAGCTCCTCGCGTCCCCGAAGCTCGACAAGATCCTGAACGAGAACGAAACATCGGCAAACGACATTGATCTTACCTACACCAGCGCCGTCAAGATCGGGCCTTATTACATCCTGCAGCTTGCCTACAACGTGGGCGGGACGATCAAGGCGGGATACCTGAATTACATCCTGGACTTCTCCCGATTTCCCGATGTCCGGGTCACGAAGAGCCTCAAGCGAAGGAGCCTGACGGCCTGGGGGGACTCGGCGGGAACCTGCCATTGCTATTTCCCCTGGTCTGATCAGCGGTATTTTACCCTTCACGAGGCGGTAAGCGTTAGCGGGACCGTGACGCTCCGGGGCTTTCCATCGACCCTGTACCCCCTGACCTGCGACACCTCGACGTATATCAGCACGGCGGCGAAGCTCTGGACGCACGACCTATGCGGCGGCGCCGAGAACATCACCCGGAAGAAGCGTCTGAAAAAGCTCAAATACTCACTTTACCACGCCGGGGACGATGCGACGACCTATCCCCCGCAGGTCACGCTGTACGTTGACGGGATTGCAACGTCGATCACCATGGACGCCTTCGGGGACGCGGAGGCCAATGGACTCGACGGCGGCGGCTCTTCGTACAAGGAATCGTATCGGGAGCTTTCGCTTCCCCACGGGATTGAGTGCTACACCTACTCGCTTTCAATTGCCCCTCAGTCTTCGGAGATGTGCACGGGGCTGGAAATTTACTCCCCCTGGGAGATGGATCTGGAAATTCTTGATTAAGGGAGGCTTGAGCCATGGGATTTTTTGACAGCATCGCGGACATTATTCCGGGAGCAGTATCGGGACTGGGAGACATCCTCGAATGGGGCGGTGAGCGAACCGGGATCAAGCCGCTGGAAAACCTGGGAGAAGGTACTCACAACTTCATGAACACCACGGGGGGAAGGACGCTGGCAAACCTTGCGGCGGCTGTCGCGGCCCCCTACGCCATGCCCTATCTTGCCAGCTACCTCCCGGCAAGCTGGGCAAGCTCTCTCCCCGCATGGATGACCGGCACCACGGCGGCAGCGGAGGGGGCCG